GGCATCACTATCAACATCAGCGGCATTGCTGATACAAAGATAGAAGCAGATGACATTATTGACGCTGAGGATGTAGACTTTGAATCTAGAGATTAAGTTACTTCCTTGGCAGCAGCAAGTATGGAATGATGATACTCGTTTCAAGGTAGTTGCTGCGGGCCGTAGAACTGGTAAAAGTAGACTAGCAGCATGGATGCTCATAGTCGAGGCATTACAGACCAATAAAGGTCATGTGTGGTATGTAGCACCAACGCAAGGTCAAGCCAGGGATATTATGTGGCTCACGTTATTGGAGTTGGGACACCCCGTAATTGAATCGTCCCACGTCAATAATATGCAGATTCGTCTGGTCAACGGTGCACAGATTAGCCTTAAAGGTGCAGACAGACCAGAGACAATGCGTGGTGTTAGTCTAAAGTTTGTTGTGCTTGATGAGTATGCTGACATGAAGCCTGCTGTGTTTGAACAGATTCTTAGACCAGCACTGGCAGACTTAAAAGGTAAAGCACTATTCATTGGCACACCTATGGGTAGAAATCATTTCTATGACTTATATCAGTATGGCTTAGATGACAAAGATGCAGATTACAAATCCTGGCACTTTACCAGTTTTGACAACCCGCTACTGGACCCAAAAGAAATTGAAACAGCAAAGAAAAGTATGTCCAGTTTTGCTTTTAGGACCGAGTTTTTGGCCTCCTTTGAAGCAGCATCAGGAGGAATATTTAAAGAAGAATGGATCAAAGTAGACGATGAAGAGCCAGACAATGGCAGGTATTTCATCTCTGTTGACCTTGCTGGCTTTGAGAATGTAGCGATTGCTACCACTGCTAAGAAAAAGAGATTAGATAGAAGTGCCATCGCTGTAGTAAAAGTAACTACAGATGGCTGGTGGGTTGCCAATATTGAGTATGGCAGATGGGACATTAAAGAGACTGCACAGAGGATATTTGATGTGGTCAGAGACTATGAACCTGTCTGCATCGGTATTGAGCGTGGTGCACTAAAGAATGCAGTGTTGCCGTATCTTAGTGACTTGATGAGAAAGTATAACACTTACTTTCGTATTGAAGACCTAACACACGGTAACAAGAAAAAGACAGATAGGATTACTTGGTCACTGCAGGGTAGGTTTGAGCATGGCAAGATTGTGTTAAACGAGGCTGACTGGAATGGAGAACTCATTGATGAACTCCTTAACTTTCCAAACAACCAAGTACACGATGACTTAGTAGATGCACTTAGTTACATTGACCAGATTGCCATCGCTGAGTATGTCAGTGATTATGAAGAAGAAGAATTTGTTCCCATGGATGCCGTATCTGGCTATTAAGGAGACTTAAGATGTATATGATGATGGGCGAAAAAGAAGACTTTGTTCCTTTGAACTGGGATGCACTGGTTAAAAACCCTGCTGTCTTTGAGACTATCAAAGAAGAGATGGAAAAGAAGTTTAGTGCTGAGTGTCTCATGACTATCATCACTTCTGCTAAAGAGGCTGGCCTTAAAGACAAAGATATCTTTATGCCGGTTGAAGCTGAAGAGGAAGACTCCGAAGAAGAGGAAGAAGACAAAGAGGAATACATTGATGTCTTCGGCAATAGCATCGAAAACACAGTTGAGGACTAATAATGGACGAGCAACTCTACGACAGCCGTGACAGTCAGATTACTAACTGGGTAATGTCCCGCTGTGAGGATTGGCGTAACCAGCGTGACCAGAACTATCTAGAAGACTGGAAATCCTATGAGCGCCTCTGGCGTGGTATCTGGGCTGGTGAAGACCGTACCAGGGACTCTGAGCGTTCCAAGATTGTCACACCTGCCCTGCAACAAGCCATTGAGACTTCAGTGGCTGAGATTGAAGAGGCTGTCTTTGGTCGTGGTGAGAAGTTTTTTGATATTGTTGATGACTTACGAGACCAGAATCGTGTTGACATCGAACAAGTCAAGAACCAGATGTATGAAGATTTTAAGAAAGAAAAGATTCGTAAGGCAGTATCAGATACCATTGTGCTAGGTGCTGTGTATGGCACTGGCATTGGTGAGATTACTATCTCTGAGAAGACTGAGTTAGCGCCGGCATCACGTCCTATCGTAGAGATGGGCATGACTGCTGTTGGTGTAGAAGAGCGTAACCGCTTTGTTGTTGGTCTAAAACCAGTCAATCCTAAGAACTTCCTTATTGACCCAAATGCCACCAGCGTAGAAGAAGCACTGGGATGTGCAATTGAAGAGTATGTGTCGCTGCACTCTGTTGTTGCAGGGATGGAGTCTGGTGTCTATAAGAAGGTTACCAACTTTGGTCCAGTGTCGGTTGAGTCTGACTTGGAGCCTACACAGGAACTGGTAGAGTATCAGCAAGATAAAGTATTGCTATTGCGCTACTACGGACTTGTGCCGAAGTTCTTGCTTGACTCTGAGAACACAGAAGAAATCGTTAAGATTTTCCAAGAGAAAACCACTGAGTTTGGCTCTGATGCAGCATCATACACAGAACTGGTTGAAGCCATTATTGTGATTGCAAATGACCAGTATCTACTCAAGGCAGAGCAGTCGCCTTATATGATGAAAGATAGACCCATCGTTGCCTTCCAGTATGACTCCATGCCTAACCGCTTCTGGGGCCGTGGCATCGCTGAGAAAGGCTTTAACTGTCAGAAAGCCATCGATGCACAAATCCGTGCACATCTGGATAGCCTTGCACTTACCACTGTACCGATGATGGGCATTGATGCTACTCGTCTGCCTCGTGGTAGTAAGTTTGAAGTTCGTCCTGGTAAGACCATTCTGACTAATGGTAACCCCAATGAAGTGCTACAGGCTTTCAAGTTTGGTGTAACTGACCCAGGTAATCTGCAGACTGCTGGTGAGTTTATGCGGATGCTATTGATGGCAACCGGCACAGTAGACTCTGCACAACTTCCCGCAGTAGGTGCAGACGGTGGTGGTCTAAATCCAGCACTATCAGCCATCATTAAGAAGAATAAACGAACACTTGTGAACTTTCAAGAGCAGTTCTTGATTCCTTTTGTGACCAAGTCTGCCTATCGCTTCATGCAGTTTGACCCTGATCGGTATCCAGCACAGGACTTTGACTTTGTGCCGGCCTCCAATCTGGGCATCGTTGCTCGTGAATATGAGCAGATGCAGTTTATGAACCTCTTAAAGACACTCGGACCTGATAGTCCTGTGGTGCCGATGGTGCTAAAAGCCATCATGGAGAACTCCAGCCTCAATAATCGTGAGGAAATGATTCAGCAACTGGGTCAGATGATGCAACCTAACCCACAACAGCAGCAGGCACAACAGACAGCACTGCAGTTGCAACTCCAAAAAGCACAGCTAGAGGTAGCAGACTTGCAGGCAGATGTGCAATTGAAGCAGGCCAAGGCACAAAATGAGGCCATTGATGCCCAGCTTAAGCCGGCTGAATTGCAGGCTAATATCGCCGCCAGCGCCTCCAAGTACCTTGGTAATGGTGTGAACGCTACCGATGAGTTTGAGCGGCGTGTAAAGGTCGCTAACCTTGCTCTGAAGGAAAAAGACATCGATACCAAGAAGGAAATCGCTAACCTCCAGGTGGTTGCAGCACGTCAGAGTTAAAATACTTGACATTTTTGTTAAAAAGTGCTTGACAAAAGTGTCAACTTGGAGTATAATTGGGCTATGTCGCCAGAATTACAACAATATTATGAATATCGGTTAGAAATGATGTCAGGCACGGCCTGGAAACAACTCATTGAAGACCTAACCGAGATGCGGAGTGCCTATGAGAACATCCGCAACTGCGATATAACAAATATAGAGTTCCGCAAAGGACAGGTAGACATCCTAGACTACTTAATTGGGCTAAAGGAATTGTCTGAAACTGCTTATGAGGAACTAAATGAAGAGAATATTTGACTTTCAGTGTGCTAAAGGGCACATAACTGAAAAATATATTGATGATTCTGTTACTGTCGTGCAGTGTCCGCACTGTGGAAACGATGCTACCAGACTTATCTCTGCTCCTAAGATTAGTTTAGAAGGAATCACAGGAGCATTTCCTGGTGCCGCAATGGCATGGGAGAAGCGGCGACAGTCGCATATGAAATACGAGCGTAAAGTTGGTATTTCAAAATCAGAGGGATAAGAGAACCCCCTCAAATCTGTAAGTGTTCTTTTCTAAATGCTGTTAAGGCACGGAGAGACTAATGGCTGTTTTTACTGAAGAAGGCGTTATTGAAACGCAACCTAACGAAGTTGTATCTGAAGTCGCAACACAAGAGGCTCAAGTATCAGAGCCGGTGAAACAAGAGCAAGATGAAGGCCTCCCTGATAAATATAAGGGTAAGAGTGCCAAAGAGATTGCTCAGATGCACATGGAGGCTGAGAAGTTAATCGGTCGCCAAGGCAGCGAAGTCGGTGAACTGCGTAGGGTTGTGGATGAATATATTAAGGCCCAAACTTTAGCGAAGCAGCAACTGCAAGCGGAGCCTGTAGAAGACACTGATTTCTTCGCAGACCCAAATAAGGCAGTAGCAAAGGCAATTGAGAATCATCCGAAGATTAAGCAAGCAGAACAGCTTACTTTGGAGATGGCAAGAGCCAAGGCTTTGAACGAACTTACGACAAAGCATCCTGATTTTACTGATGTAGTGCAAGACGCTGGTTTCCAAAACTGGGTTGCAGCAAGTAAAGTTAGGACTGAGTTGTTTGTTCGTGCGGACCGACAGTATGACTATGAATCTGCAGACGAACTTCTGTCATTATGGAAAGACCGACAGCAAGTAGCAAAGCAGACAGCATCTGTCGAGAAGGAAGCCAGGAGCCAGGCTGTTAAGGCTGCGACTACTACTGTTAAATCTGGGAGCGATGAGGCACCTTCTAAGAAAGTGTTTCGTAGGTCAGACAT